ACACGGAACTCTTTTAACTGGGGCCTCCATAACTGCAACCCTTAATGGGGCATCTATCGGGCTTGTGCTTGGGCAGGTTTTCACTGCGGGAGTTTCTGAAACTTTCAATGTGCTTCAAATCACAAGGCAGTCAGGAACCTTTATAATCTCAGGCTTCTCAAGTCGAAAGACTTATGGAGATATTCAAAACGTACAATCCTTCTCATCGCTCCCAGACTTGTTGAGTTTACAAGGAAGAAACATCAAAGAAAAAACATTGGACGTGACAAGGGCTGCTCATAGGTTTTTAGGTTACAGCGTTGGAATTGGCGGTATTGCAAGAAGCCTTAACGAGACAACGGACCCCATGACAGTCACGGCTGGCTCAACAAGAGCAATCGTTAATATTGAAACAAATGGCGGTCCTATAAATCTCTCTTTCTCATGTTTAGGAACTGCAACGGGAGGCATGGTTTATTCTTTGGCTGCCGGGAGCACTAGTCTTGACGCTCAGATTGACATTTATAGGCAATCTCCTGGACAAAGCTTTGGAGTCGGGTCTGCTCCAGTTTCAGTCCTTAAACAAAGAATCTCTGAGCTTGGGGCCGCAAGCCGAAGCGGATGTTTCCCCTTGCAGCTTTCAGGGTTGGATTATGTTGGTCCCGGAATTTACGAATATTTTGCTTATTATTCTGTGATTTCAGCGAGTACTTCCATTACCTTTGGAAACTTTAACTTAACGGCCTTTGAGATTTTTTGAGGGGGATAGATGGCTAAAACTTATTGGCTCGGTGTTGGGGATTCGTCCATAGCGCCCGTAACCTATACCGGGCTTAGCCCGACACTTATTACTTTTGTTGATTCAACTGGAGCAACGGTAACTCCTCCAGGAATCACAGAAAGCCCAGCGGGAAGCGGTGTTTATCGCTTCTCCTATGGCCCAACTCTTGGAATGTTTTTCACTGTAGATTGGGGCGGCTCAGTGCCGTCAAACTTCAGATATACAAAAGGTGCTCTTGACCCGCTTCAAGCGGTCGATGAGAGAATCGGCGGAATTATTTCTAACAATGATTCCATTGGTTCCACGTCCACAGACCCGACCACAATTATCGGGTTTTTAAAACGTGCTCAAGAATTTCTTGAAGGCGATGCGCAATATGCCAAGAGTGCTGGCACATGGAATATTTACAGCCGTGGAAGTTCGACACTTCTGCGTGTTAAGACATTGACCAATACAACGTCGGCAGCGACTAAAGTTTAAAGGGTTCTAACAGGGGAGGACGCGCCCAAATGAAAAAATCAACTATTGCTCTATGCATGATCGTTAAAAACGAAGTGCATAATTTACCTCGTTTATTTAAGTCGATTGAAGAATGTTTTGATGAAATCCATATAACCGACACAGGCTCTGACGATGGAACTATCGAATGGCTTGAAAAGAAGTCTGAAGAAGGTTTTTGTGGTGCAAAGGTTTTTTTACATCATTTTAAATGGATTGATGATTTTGCGGCTGCAAGGAACTTTTCTTTTTCTCATGCGAAAACTGATTTTTTAATGTGGCTTGATGGGGACGACTGCTTAGATAAACCTGAATCATTTAAAATGTGGCGAGACAATGCCATGGACTTGGCTGATTTCTGGCTTGCGACTTATCATTATGGTCTTGATACTGCGGGAAATCCTGTTTGCTCTTTTGCCAGGGAAAGAGTTTTTAGAAACAACGTCGGATTTCAATGGAGATACTTTCTTCATGAGGGAGTGACGCCGACCTCTCCAGTTCTTGGCTTAAACGTAAAAGCGAATTTTGTTCCAACTTGGGGCGTAAAGCACATGAGAAGTGATGCTGATTTAACTCAGGACAGGAGCAGAAATATTCGCATCCTTGAGAAGAGAAAAAATGAACTCGATGTCAGGCTCAAATATTATTACGGCAAAGAGCTTTTTGATGCCAACCAACACGCTGACTCTATTCACTGGCTTTTAGAGGCAACAAGTGACCCAAAGTGCGAGCATCACGATAGACTCTTAGGTCTTCAGTATGCGGCTTATGCATATGTGGCCTGCAACCAATTTGAGAGAGCGATTGCAATTTCTCATCAAGGTCTACAGCTTGACCCACATCGAGCGGAATTTTACGTGTGTATTGGGGATTCTTATTTGAAAATGGGAAAACCACAGCTAGCCATTCCTGCGTTTAGCGCGGCTAAAGCTTGCCCATATGCTCCCGCAGGCGGCCAAAGTATGAGTCTTATTTTTAATTCGTCTCCTTGCTACACCGATTATCCAAGAATGCAGCTTGCAAGAATTTATGTGAATTTTGGCCAAATCGACAAAGCACTCATCGAGGCAAAAGATGCGGTTATTTATGGAAACAATGAGGCCAAAAAAGTTTTAGATGAAATTACAAGAATTGCAGAAACTGTAAAAATTAAGTCGGACTCGGCGCTTGAGGAGGTTCGTGATGTGATTATTACAGCTCCTCCAGGAACTCAGATGTATGAGTGGGACGCAGATATTGCAAAAGAGCGAGGCGTTGGGGGAAGCGAGACTGCGGCCATTCAAATGGCTTCATGGATTCATAAGCTCAGTGGGCGTCCTGTGAAAATTTTCAATGGGAGAAAAGACGAAAAAGTTTGCGAAGGCGTGCATTACATTTCAAACGAAAAGCTTGCGGACTACGCATCGAAATACAAGCCCAAACTTCACGTTGCCTGGAGGCATACAATCCCCGTCACACGTGCCCGCACAGCGATTTGGAGCCATGACCTCATTACTCCAGGAATTGATAACCCAGCGGCTTATGATGAGCTTCTGTGTCTGACTCCTTTCCACAAGGATTATGCGATGGCCATGCAGGGAGTTCCTTCTAAAAAGATTTGGGTGACTCGTAACGGAATTGACCCCGCAAGGTTTAAAGATGTTGGGTCTATCGAAAAAATTCCAGGGAAAGTGATGTTTCCCTCAAGTCCTGACAGGGGACTTTTAGAGGCTCTTGCGATTATGGATGAGGTCGTCAAAGAAATTCCACATGCTGAGCTTCATGTTTTCTATGGATGCGACAACATGAGGAAAATGGGCATGACCCAACTTGCAGACAGAATCGAAGCGGAGCTTAAAGAGCGCCCTTATGTGAAATATCATGGGAATGTGCAGCAAGACGTTTTAGCCATGCATTTTATGGAGTCAGAAATTTGGCTCTATCCTGCATCATTTATCGAAACTTTTTGCATCACTGCAATTGAGGCCATGGCAGCTCGCTGCTACCCAGTGGCTACTGCAATCGGAGCCCTCGTAAACACGGTCGGCCAATTTGCCAAACTTGGAATGGCAGACCTCTTGGATGAGAGAGCTGTGACGGTTGGTGCTCAACAACTTTACGCGCAACGAGTCATTTCAGCCCTTAAAGAAAAGAAGTGGCAAAAAATTGACTATGACACTGAAAGTTTGAGTTGGGAGTCGGTTGCAAAGGAATGGATTGCCCACTTCGATTTATAGGCAAGAGTAAAGTAAAATGAAAGAATGGCTCAACCTCTCGACGTCGAAATTGATGGCTTAGCTCTTCTCACCTACGGTTTTGTGGGCGAGGATGAGGCAGCACTCGAGGGCTTGGGCTTAAATACTTTCGGATTTCTTTGGCCTGTCAACGGGATTTGGACTTCTTGCATTTGCGTTGACGAAAGTGTTGAGACAACATGGACTGAGTGCGACTGCTAGGGGGAAGGCATGAATAGACTTGAGCTTAAGAACCTGACGGCGAGTTATCTCGACGACTTGCAAATGACGTATTTTACGCCCGCGCAAATGAACGTGTGGCTTAATAATGCGCAAAGAAAAGTTCAAAGAACTCTTATAAATCTTAAGCAGAATTTTTATTTAAAATGCGTTCAAACGACGACAACGGCTCAAGAGTGTTCTCTTGCGCTGCCTTCAGACTTCATGATGATTCACAAATTGGAGTGCATCACTGGAGGAGTTTTTCCAAATGAAGCCAAGTTTAGCATGGAGCCGATTACGCTCATGCAAGCGGACCTTCTTCAATCGACACCTTCGACACCTCAAGCCTATTTTTTCAAAAAAAACAATATGGCTTTAGTGCCAATTCCAGACAGGCCCTACACAATTCGCATGACATACTCTTATGAAGTGAGTGACATGCTCACAGATACTGACGTGCCTGACGTGCCCGAGAGATATCATGAACTTTTGTCAGTGCTTGCAGCTCTTGACGGTTTCCTTAAAGACGACCGCGACAATGCTTATTTGATTTCTCTTCGAGATACTTATTTGGCTGACATGAAGGCTGAGGCAAATAACAGACAAGAGCAGCGTCCAAGAGAAGTTGTTATCACCCAACCCGAATTTTATGGGACACTTTTTTAGATGAGCCCAAATCCAAAACAAAAGTCTGAGAACTACTCAAACTTTGGCGGAATCAATACTAAAACATCGCTCTACATTACAGGCGAAAATGACGTGTTGGCTCTTGAAAATTACGCCTTTACCAAGCCAGGGTCTCTTTCTTCAACTCCTGGAAGCTCCCTTTTCATGGGAGCAACCGTTTCAGGGCAAGTAAACGGAATTTATGAATATGAAAAACTATCAGGATTTTCTCAAATAATTTTTGCCGCAAATACAAACTCCTATTACACAACGGGAGGAGCCCCTACTGCTTTCAGGTCTGGACTAGAAAACGGGGCTCGTTTTGATTACGTAACTTTTCTTGACACTCTTTTTGCATGTAATGGAAGTCAATTTTTTAAATGGGATGGGACGAATGCCTATACATTTTCAACGCCTCAAGGGCTGAGTCTCACTGTATCGGCTGTCGCAGGCGGAGCTGCGGGGCTTTCTGGAACTTTTCAATATGCTTATGGATATTTAAACACGACAAGTTATTATTCTGACGTCGGCGCTAGGGCTACCTTCGCAGTGGCAGGAACTCAAATTGCTTTATCGGGCTTCACGTTTCCTGCGGGTTACGGAATCACAGCCGCAGTTATTTATCGCACAAGTCCGGGAGGACAAGATTTATTTCAAATTGGATTTTTACCTGTGGGAGGGCAAACTTTTGTCGACACTGGACTTGCCCTTGGTAATCAGGTTGAGCCTGATACTTTCTTTTTTACTCTTGCTCCTCGCTACATGGAACTTTTTCAGAATCATCTTTTCATGGTTGGATTTTCAGGAGCCCCTTCAGACGTGTGGAATAGCGAAGTGGGCCAGCCGGAAACTATTTTGCCGGATTCTAACTTTGAGTTTCGCACAAATGACGGGGATGAGCTTCGAGGAGCTAAATTCTACAACGGAGCACTTTATGTTTTCAAGGAGCGCTCTTTTGGTAAAATCGTAGGTGATAATTCATCAAACTTTACTCTTCTCGATGTATCTGACCAATACGGCGCTCTCTCAAACAATGCGATAGTTACGTATGAAGACATTATGCTCTTTTTAGATAGAAAAGGAATTGCGCGTTTTAATGGAGCAGTCCCTGAAATTATTTCTGACAAAATTGAAGACATCTTTTTAAGGATGAATATTAGCGCAGCACGTGGAAATGCCACTGCGATTCATCACAGACATAGAAATGAAATTTGGTTCGGAATACCGGTTGATGGGGCAACCTTTAATAATTTAACTGTGATTTTTGATTACATTTCTCTGTCATTTACTACACAAAAAGGATTTAATCCATCAAGCTTTGCTATGGCAAAAAGCACTTTTGCAAGACCTACTGCTTTTTATGGTTCTTATAGTGGGGCAATTTTTTACACCTCAGCATCACTATTTAGTCATAACGGAAATGGAATGACTTATGTCTTGCAGTCAAAGTTTTACAACATGGGCGGGCCATCGACCACAATGCAATATCGAAGGCTTTTTGTTGACCATGACCCAATTGTAGGAATCACAGTGCCAATGCAAGTGAACTTTAGAGTGAATGAGCAGAGTGCAATTGCAGCGACTGCAACAATTTATCTCAACGATTATCAATCGCGAATTGATTTTGGGATTCCCGCCAAAAGTTTGTCAGTTGAGCTTGTAACATCCGGGGCTTCTTTTCCTGTGAAGATAAATGGCTTTACGGTTGAGGGAAGGTTGCAGAGAAAAGTATGAAGCTTGAAGGTTTTGATGCTTTTGCGAACCTTGATAAACCCGAGGATATTGCACGCTTTCTTCAAATTATGGGAAAAAATTTAGGAGCCATTTTAAATGGCGGACTTATTTTTCACGATAATTTCAGGGGGCAAGAGCTTGACGTTACTTTCCCGACTGCGAATGCTGATTTGAGCATTTCTCACAAGCTAGGTTACATGCCGACTGGCTATCTTTTGACACGGGCCAGTGTTGCCATGAGACTTTATGATGGGAGTAGGCCTTTTACTCGGGACACAATTTATTTAAAATCGGACGCGGCGGGAACGGCGTCGATCATTATTTTTTAAGGGGGATTTATGGCTTTTAGAGATTACTTAGGTTACGGCAAGGAAAAAGCAGAAGTCGCAACACCTCGCCAATTAGACCCCCGTTATAAACAAATGGTCGATGAGTCCACAAAGATGGCTCAAGACTATAGGACTGAGCTTCCAAGCATTCAGTCACAAAATGCAAATATTATTGCAGACCAAGGCAGACGTGAGCTTGCAGGAAACATGGCAAATGTAGACAACTCGATGAATCGTCGAGGAATGTTTTATGGCGGGCGAAGACAAGGTGCAAGAGCCGGAGCGGAGTCAAACACCGCCGCAGATGTTGCCGATAAAATTCAAAAATCAAATTTGAGCGCTCAACAAAATTTACAAGACATCGAGGGAAATGCTTTAGAGGCTGGCACTAATTATCAGAGTCAACTTCAGGGAACCTATGACGATGCATACAATGAAGCTTTGTCGAGACGTCAGCAAAGACTTGATAGGCAAGGCGGAATCTTTAGAGGCATCGGAAAAGCGGTCGGAGGATTGCTCGGTAGTAGTCAGACTTATGATTCGCTTGGAAAGATGAAAGCAAAGAAGACTCCTAGTTCAACAACATATGCAGGCGGAGGCGAGGACTCGATGAGTTCCTCATTGGCATAAGATGGGATTTGGAAGCGTATTTAAAAAATATAACCCTTTGGCTATCGGTGCCAATGTTGTTGGGGGACTTTTAGGCGTTCAAAGTGGAATCGACACGCCCGAACTTCAACATGCAGAATTAGACCCAGCTACAAGCCAAGTTTTAGACAAAAGAGTAGCGGAAGCATCACAGCCTCATGAGCAATTTGCAAATCAACTTGTTGGCGAGCAGATGGGCAACATGGATTTGGCAAAAAACATGGTGTCGGCTGGCCGAGGTCCTGGAATTATGGACGGTGCCACAAGTGAAGCAATTAAAAGACGTCAACAAAGACAAATGGGCTCACAGCAAAACGAAATGGAGCGTTCCATTCGTGCCAACTCTATGGCTACACAGGCGGGTAGACAGGCAGCTACTCTTGGAGCTGTAAACAAAAATGCTGCTCAGGCTTTGTCTTTTGCGAAAAAAGCAGCGTTAGCTGATCAAAACAGAAAATACGCAAGAAATAATGCCATCAACCAAATCGTCCGAGGAACTTCAACGGTAGCAGGTGCTGCACTTGGGGGAGCTTATGGAGGCGCAGAAGGAGCAAGAGCAGGGGCAGCTCTTGGACAAGGTATCGGCGGAAGTGTCGGACCTCAAGGCGGAAACTTAAGTTATTTAGGGGGATAAATGGGACTTTTAGTAAATCTTAGCGACCAAAGGCAAAGTCCTCTTGAAGCTGGAATTGATTCTTATTTCGACGCAAGAGATAGGGCTGAGCAACGTCGTCTTCAAAAGCAACAAGTTCAAGGAGGCCTTTTAGAAAAAGGTCTTGTTGCTGACGACCAAGGAAATTTGACAAGAACTCCTGAAGCTCAAGCAAAGCTTGATGAGGAAGCAAAAGCACGCGACCCTAATTCTGAGCGCTCAAACTTAGCTCGAAACATGATGGCAAAAATGGGAGCGGCTCCGACAGGAACTGAATCTTATAACGACGTCATGGGTGTTGCTCCTCTTTATGAAAAATATCAGGCAGCAAAAGACCGCGCTGATATGACAAGAGCACTTCGTGCTCAAGCTGGCTCGACAAAAGACCAGGGGCGCGTTGATAGGCTTGTAAAAGATTTTGGAACTGCTCTTGACCCTAACGGACAAAGAGCGGGTGAGTTTGGAAAGATTGTCGGTAGAAAAAACGCTGCAGATAGAGCAGGGGTTTTATTTGACCAATATGGTTTAAATATTCCGGCAGCTCAAACAAGAGAACTTGCCACGGCAGTGGGGAGTCTTCTTTCAGGAGGAAGTGCGTCTGCAGTTTCTCAAATTGAAGAACTTGTCCCCAAAAGTTACAAGGGCGATATAAACGCTTTTCTAAGCAAATTGACAAATAACCCGCGTGGTCTTGAACAACAAAAGTTTATTCAAGGATATAAAGATACCGTTGAAAGAGAAAGAAAACTTGCAAATCAACAACTCGCAAAAATTGTAAAACAGCGAGTGAGTCGATTTGGAGAATTAAGAAAACTTGACCCAGAAACTCACGACAGAATTTTAGCTGAAAGTCTTGAGCCTCTTGGAATGAAGCCAGAAGATTTGGATTCAATTTATAATGAAAAACCGTCAGGAGGTCTTTTGTCTGGAGATGCGGACCACAAGCCAGCCGGATTATTGACGGCACCTCCAGCACCTCCCGCTGCAACACCTCAAAAAGTCGTTAAGGACGGTATCACATACATTAAACAAGGTTCTCAATGGGTTCCACAGGGGTAAATAATGGCACAAGCAATTTCAGATGCCGAAATGCAAGCTCACTTAGCCTCGGGGCGCGCCAAAGCTCTTGATGCAGCTCCCGCACCTCAAGCTTCAATGCCCGGCGCAATTTCAGATGAGGAGATGCAGTCGCACCTTCAAAGCGGCGCTGCAAAACCTGCAGATGAGCAAGAGGGGCTTTTAGGTAGAGCTGTAAATAAAGCAGAAGATATCGGAGCAGGAATCTTAAAAGATTACGTGGCTCCTGTCATAGCTCCTATTGGGAGATTTGTTGATAAATACACAGGCGCTCCCACAAGGGCGGCGGCTCAGGATATCATTCAAGGAAAAGGACTTTCTTCTGCGGCTTCTCGTTTTGGCTCTCAATTTGGAGAAGACCCCGAAACGGCTCCCACAGGAAAAAAACTTGCTCAAGAATTAGGTGCTTCAGAGAAGAGTGCAAGCGATGTGCTTCCGAGTTTATACAGCGATACTGGAAACGAATGGACTAAGTTTAAGCGAGGCGGCCTACTTGACCCGACGGCTTCGGGAGCTGCGGGCTTGGGTTTGGATGTCGCTCTCGACCCGACGAACCTTATACCTGTGGGCGCTATTGCCAAGGGAGCAGGAAAAGCCATTAAGGGAGCAGGAAAGCTAGGGCTTGAATTGGGCGAGGGACTTGCAAGAGGCGGGGCAAAACTTGCCGATGTTGCCACGGGCACTGAGCTTGCAACAAAAGGACTTGAAGGAACTGAGTCACTTGTCAGAAACGCCGCCGATGCAATCTCACATATTGCAACACCTCAAAGAGTTGAGAATTTCGATAAACTTGCTCAAACGGCTCAAAGCATTGGAATCAAGCCAGAAGAATTGAGTGCAGCGGCTGAGTTTGGAAAATCAAGCACAGCATCTCGAATGGAAAGACATATTGCAGAAGGCCCTGTGGGCGGAAAGCTTTTAGATGCGCATGAGAAGGTTGCCTCAAAGATTGCTTATGGAGTGGACCAAACAATCCAAAAATTGGGCGGAGGCCAAGTGCTTGACCCGGTTGGTGCGGGTGAGCTTTTAAAAAACGGTTACGCTAATGCTGAAAAGCATGTGCTTAAGGATTCAGAGCTGACTTATAAAACCGCATCTCAACTCAGTCCCAATCTTCAAATTATTCCTGAAGAAGCTGAAAAAATTCAAACTGCAATTGATGGCCTTAAAAAAAGAGCCGTTGGATATATGCAAAGAGGTGCCACAAAAGACCAAGTGGCTATGGGGCGAGACCTTTTAGGTTTTGCAAATCGTGTTGAGAAAAATGGCACTAGCTATAAGCAATTAGCAGACCAAATAGGATTTATTGGCGAGGCCATGACTGAGCCTACTCTTAACAGGGTTCATGCAAGAGAGCTTAGAAATTTCTACAAGACTCTCTCGGGCGGACTTATAAATACCGTCAAAGATTTGGCTCCTGATTTGGGTGAGCAGCTTGTTGAAAACAACAAGACGATGAGTAATTTCTTCAAATCAAGAGATGCGGTTGGGACTTTGATTCAAAATTCAAAATCAAATCCTGAAACTGTATTTAAATCTATGACCTCGGATGCTTCAAAAATTGATGAGCTTAAGAATATTCTTTCTCCTCAAGAGTTTGATGCTTTCAGAGCAAGCTACATGAACTCTCTTATAAAAAAGAACGCTGACGGTTTCGTGCTTTACGATTCTGCTACAAGGGCAATTAAAGGAAACAAAGGTCGTTTAGCAAGAATGTTTAACGACAAGGAAATCTCTGAGCTTGGGGATTTGCTTGAACTAGGTCATGCTCAAGGGACTCCTGTGCTTTCGACTTCTGGGACGGGAGCAAGTTCTCTTTTCTCGGATATTAAGCATGGGATAGCGGGCGGACTTATAAACGAAAAAGTTTTAAATAAAATGAAAAATCGTGGCCGTGGTCTATTGACAGATGCTGCGGAAGCAGTGCCAGAAGCTGCATCAAACATTGCAAGGCCTGCAAGTTTAAGTGAAGCAACCATGGATGTCGGCGGACTTCTTAACGGCCTAAAACGTGGCCCGATTGAAAGACGTCTTAAAGCTGCTCAAAGTTACGCACCACAAACATATGAGGAAAGAAGATAATGGCAAGAGAAGATTTGCCCTATGACCCAGACCGCGATGCAGGACTTGAAGCTTTAGGACAAAGAAAGCGTCGAGGTCTTTTGTCGCCCGAAATGCTTGCAGCAATGGAGCACACTTTGGCGGCTCCAGGAATTATGGGAAAAGATTTATCGACTGCCATGGACGCCTCTATTGGTGCTCCGATGCGTGCAGGGATGAAAGAATTTGCTGATACTTCTGATATAAAATCTGCAGGCAGAAAAGCTCTAGCTCAATTTTGGACAGACCCCAAAACTGCACCAACTTCTGAAGATGTCATGGAGAGTTATTCGCTTCCAAGAAATACGGGCGTTGCTCTTGATTCCATTACGCCAAGCCCGATGGACTTTTTGCCGGGCGGCGGCGGGATAATGGCGGCAGGAGTGATTCCTTTTATAAAGAAGGGAATGCAAAAAGCAGAAGAGGGAGCAGTTGAAAAGGGTTTACTGAGTGCGGGAGAGCATGCGGCTGAAAAAGAAGCTCCAGGTGAGCTTGTTGATATGGCCGAAGCTTTAAAAAGACGGGCACTTCCAAAAGAAGAAGAGAGAGCAATTGAAAAAACTGGCTTGAATGAGGCAAAGATTCCCGAGCCAGAAGCTCCTCTTGCGCAAAAACTTGATTTCCCATCTGAGAAAGCAACAAAGCCCGGAGTAAATCCTGCAATTTTAGATGAGGAACTTCCTCAGCCTACAGGCATGAATGAATTTATAAACAAAAAGAACAGAGCGGAAAAAATTGCAGAAGATGCTCCGTGGCGTGAAAAATATTTAGATTCCGTTAGAAATGAAAAAATTCCTCCTCCGAACAATGTGAAGCCTTTGCGTGAAACATTTGCAAAAGACTTAGCCGAAGATTATGTGCCTAAAAATTACAGCGAGCATGTTGACCAAGTCACTGACAAAATTAGGGCTCGATATGGAGACAACCAACCTGAAAACTTAGGAAAGATTGGAAGCCAAAAATCTACTTATGCTTTTGGTGACGTTCACAACTCTATTTTACAGCCAGAAACTTCTGCGAAATACAGTCAAAAAAGTGGTCATTGGAATGCGCCTATGCCATTTCCAGATAAATTTGACCCAGTGAAAGCTAACGGTGTTTTAGGTGCAGATTTGCTTGAAGGGGGAAGTGACCCCTTTATGTGGATGGATAAAAAATACGGTCTAACTAAACAAGCTTTAGATGAATTTGGTCCTCAAATTAAAAAAATAAATACACGCTCAGACCTTGTTGCGCAAGATGATTACATAAATCGAATTGCAAAAACAGGTGCTGAGGTAAACATCATTATTCCAACGATGGATGAGCACATGGCAGCTATGGTTGAGCCAGGAGCACCGTCAATAAAACGACGTCTTTTGGCTTTCACAAAACTTAAAGAAAACGGGATTCCTGCAAAACTCACCGTAATGCAGCAACCCGAGCTTGGTCATATTGAGGAATTTAACCCACAAGCTTCTCTTGAAGCAGCTAGAAGTGCAGTTCCTCCAATGTATAAGAGATTTGTGACCACAGAGCAGGCACCTCCTCTTTCAAAGGATTCCATGAAAGAATTTGAGCGAGCGACAGGCGTCATGCTTCCTTCGAGGAAAAAGAGATGAATGATTTCGCCAACTCACAAAATTCTGGAATTTTAAAGAACGATTATCGCGATGAGCCAGCCACAGACGCAATGCGCGAGGCTTTGAAGCGGCGCAAGCAAAAGCTTATCGATCAGGGTTCCGTTTCTGAAAATGAGGATTACAATTCTAAAGATAAGGACGAAAACTAGGGGGAAACATGGAAAATAAACCTTTTTACTTATCGAAAACTTTTTGGGTTCAAGTTTTGGCAGTTGTTGCCGTAATTGTTCCAAAATCTCATGATTTTATTGTTTCCAATCTCGGCGAGAGTGCTGCTATTTGGGCAGTTATCAACATGGTTCTTCGTGTAGTTTCTAAGGATAAACTCTCTCTTTCATAATGACTGAATTTTTAGCAAGCCTGAAGTTATTTGCGGAACTGCTTAAGCAGATGCAAGCTCTTTGGGCTTTCTATAAAGCCAATCAAAAGGAAAAGTGGTTTCAGGATTCGATTCAAACTTTTAACGAGTTAACAAAACCCAATGCTACTCTTGAAGAAAAGAAAAAAGCCATTTCAGACCTTGGAAAATTATGGGCTGGCGTTTAATTGCGTTGTTTCTTCTTTTGCCATTACTTGCCGATTGTGCAAGCGTTCCTGTGCATACGGTCTGTCAACTTGACTTAAGTCGAAATGGCGCTGAGTGCACTAGAACTGACAACACTAAGGAAACTTTTTTTAAACCTTTAAGCCAGCTTGATGGCTACATCATGAGAACGCCTCGCGATGAGCAAGCCATTATAGAGTGGGCGAAAAGAAATTGTTCTAAATAAGGATTATTTATGTCTATGGTTCCTGGCTCTACGCCGCAACAAAAATTGGATGCTTCTCAAAAACTTCTCAAAGACCATGGTGCAGATACTTCAAAACTCTGCATTTTGGGCGTGCGAGGTTATTACAAGGATTCTATGGGTGAGCCAGGTCAAAACGACCTTGGTATTTACGACGACGCTATTTTTATCGTTGGACCTGACTGTTATGCCTCATTCAATGCCAATGTTGACCCCGTTCGCTCGAGAAAGGGTTTTGGCTTTGGAGAAAATCACGGAATGGCTCATTTGAAGCCAGGTCTTTGGCTTTATCAGCTTGGTCTTCACAGGGGAAGTTATTTGGCTCTAGTTCAAGCTGCAGATGTCACGGTCATAAGAGATGGAAATCCTCCTTATCCTGACACTGGAGATTTTGGGATTCACATTCACAAGGGAGGCTATAACAACGTCTCTTCGATTGGATGCCAAACGATTTACCCAGACCAATGGGATTCTTTTATCGCACTTGTGCAGTCTCAAATGAAAAATCTTGGGCAGCACAAGGTTCAATATTTGCTCGTTGAAAATGCATGAGTGGTCAAGTTGTAGCTTTTCGGGTTGAGGGAAGGCCAGTGCCTTGGTCAAGAGCCAAGGTTAACGGAAAGCGCTTCTTTAACAATCCAAAGCAGGCAGCTCACCAACAACACGTCGCCATTCTTGCAAAACTAGCCGCAGGCGGTGTTTTCTTCTTAGGTCCCGTCAGATTGTCTTGTAAATTTGTGTTCGCACGTCCTAGGTCAAATAAATCGAAGGGGCCTTTTATGGCTCAGCGCCCAGACGGGGACAATCTTCTCAAACAAATCTCAGATGCTTTAAATACGGTTCTTTGGAAGGACGATGCTCAAGTGGTTAAAATTGAGAGCGAGAAGCTTTGGTCAGATTCCGGCGATGAGTATTCTTGGGTTGAGGTTTATGAGCTTTAAGTCAGATATAGAGCAATTCAATTTTTTTTATTTGGTCAAGCACAGAAGAAAGTTGTCTAGTCAAAGCCGCTTTATCTTCGTGATGAATCCATGGGTTGCTAAGTTCTTCTAATATTTCGCGGACTTTGTTTTTGAGTTCATCGACAACATTTTTTTTCAAATCTGTTTTCATTTTTGCCCCAATCTTTTTTGGAGTTCTTTTAAAAGCTCTAAGGCGTCTGCGATAGCCCCACGCTCAACGTCCATGATAATTTCGTCCACAAGGGACTTCACAATTTCTTTTTCAGTGGGTTCTAAGTTCGCACGTTCGCTCATGCCTAAAGTAATGCAAAACGCATACCTGTGGCTAAGCCTTTAATTTCACTGGAAGTCTAGTGTGATTTTGGTGTCGAACTTTTTGACACTGTGTAAACAAAAAAACGGGCCTTACTTATTGACCAAAGCCAACTTTCAGGCCAAAACTTTGTTTGCGTGAAGTTTCGGTCGAAGGATATCACTCCCAAAATCCGAAACAAGTAGCTGCAAATATTTTATGTCCCGGCAAAGGCGTGGTTAGCCATGGGGGGGACGTTAATAAGCGCCCATTCAGAGACCAAGCGCTCAATCCGACAACGGGGTGAAGCGACAGCGTGACCGAACACATAGAATAAAGGGAAAGACTCATAAACGTGCTCCCACTATGCGCCTCGTACTTGGGGATTCGGCTGGTAGGTTAAAGCCCTACACTAGAGAGAAGTACCTCGTTTAAAAAAACCAGATGCCTATCTAGGCAAAGCCCCGCTTTCTCTTCCTTCCTCCGAGGTGAAACTTTATGATAATAAAAAAAACAAACAAAGCAGAAATTGAAAAATGGTTAGCTGAGAATAAATTAACAAAATTGCCAACGAGAAAAGCAGAAGGTTCATACGGCCAACAAACGCATGTGGCTTATGCCTCTAAGGGGAAGTGGTTGCCTAAAGATGTGAAAAGGGTAACGAAAAAAGAGAAATATGGAATTAAGAAGAAAAAAAGAGCCGCTGCTTTTAAAACAAGAAAGTTATTAAAATCTAAGGCTAAATATCAAGAAAGAATGAAGTTTTTTAAAGCAAAGAAATTTGATCAAGAATTGAACACTTTAATGGAATTTGCGATTGAAAAAGAATGAAAGCTAAAAAACTCTCACCAAAAGAATACGAATCTTTATTGAAATCAATGAGACAGTGGCTTCCGCACCAACGAGATGAGGTAGCAAAGCTTGTCTGGCATATCGCAGCTTTGAATGAAGAAATAAAAGCTCTTCTCTCAGCACAGCAACCAAATATGTTTGAGGTCAAGCAAGGTCCCGTAATCAAGACTCAGTATCAAGAATTTAAACCAAAGCTTGATAATTCTCAGAAAGTTCCACTTGCAAGAAGATTGCAGCTTATGATTGAAGCAAATGAGACAGAAAGCTTGGAATGGAAACAAACTTTAAAATGGAATGGACTCACGCATGAAAAAGCCTTGGCAATCGGAAGTGGGAAAGAAGAAAAGACTTCGGGTTAGGATTGCAGAAATCTTTCTTGGCTCAACTCTTGAGGAACTCATTGAGTACGCTATCGTCCAATTCATAAAGGAAACTTCAACAAATCCTTTGCTTAAGCACCTTATGGGGGAAAAACATGAAAAAACTAAGTCTGACACTACTTTGCTCAATTAACGCCTTTAGTTGGGCTCCTAAGCCTCCAAAAGCTTCAGACCCTGTCCATGCAACACCTAGCCCATCTTCGTCCAGTGCCGAGCCTCCCGTAACGCCTACAGCCCCTCTACCGGACGTGTCAGCCTCGGCTTGTGCCAAATACGGTTGGGGGAATCGTGGAAGGGCTCCAATTGGTTACTTGAAAGGCTTAGCCACAATGTATGCCATTCATGCTTGTGACAAAGCACCGCCTCTTAACAGAAATGGACTTGATGCTTTGGTCTGGTATGGCAAGGAAGCCACAATGCTCAATACCTATACGCTGCTCATTGGGCTTGGAATGCGTGAAAGCTCGGGAATATTTTGCACTGGGCGCGATACAAGTGCGGGACCTGAAACTGCAGATGAGGCTGAAACGGGACTTTTTCAGTTTTCAAGAAACTCAATTGCCGTTGTGAAATCTAAAGGCGACCTTCAGGCTTCTTTGGATTTACAAAAACTTGTAGACCTCTATAAATCTCATCCTGAAAATTGCATGCTCGATGTTTTTAAAGAAGGAGTTTCTCAGAGAACAATCGATAGATGTAATTCTTCTTCAATTGTTGGGTCTGGGCCTGGAGCTGATTTTCAAAAATTAGGAAGGAATTGCCCGGCTTTTGCAGTGGAATATGCTTCACTTCTTATAAGAACTCTTCGCACCCATTTTGGCCCGCTGAATCGTAAAGAGGCTGAGTTTAATGAGTCTTGTCGGCAAATGCTTCTTAGTTTTCAGAAGGATTGTAAATAAAAAATGGATTTCATGCTTTTATTTGAACTTTTCTTTGAACTTGTCATATGCGTTTTGTTAATTGCGCTTATCATTTTAGCAATTCTTGCCTTGATTTTAGCCATCAAAGCTTTGTGGGGTGAGCTATGACTAAAGAACGAATAAAGTTTTTGCTTCAAGCAGCACAAAGCGGAATGATTCATGGGAATTACGTGCCCAACCTCGTTGATATACAGCAATTGTGCGCTCTTTCTCTGTGGGCTTTAGAGGCGAAGGAAGGTTTGGAGCGAATCACAAAGCTTGGATGTCAGATTATGTATGAAGAATGTCCAGCTTGCGAGGCACATGATGCACTCAAAAAGCTCGATGAGATTTTGGAAGGTGCGTGATGAAAATTGCAGTCTGGTATTCGCCAAAACGTGATGAGATTGTGTTGCTTTCATCTATCGGTGAATGGACTATAAGTGGACAGCCTATTTTTGTTTTTACGCATTTTGACGGACAAGAGTATGTTATCAATCCCATCCTAGTGCTTAAGCGCCAAGGCTTTGTGAAGATCGGGGTTTTATGAGGCCAGAATGTCGGTGCGGTCGCTGTGAAAAGCAAATCATAATAGAGTTTAGCGTTTTTCTCATAGGAGCACTTGCAGGTGCTGCAATAACTTTACTTTTTATCGGGGGATAAATGATGGGGTTCAAAGACACAAAAGAATTTTACACAAAAGCTCTTGAAGAAATTCACTGCAAAATGCTTGAGGAAAGAATTGAGCAATTTAAGTCATTGAATTTACGCCTTCCAACTCTTGAAGAAGAATCAGCCCTTTTTGATGCCATAACAAAACAAGAAGTCAGGGCTAGAATGAAACAAATGATTGACGAAATAAATGGGACAGAATATGACGCTTCCCATGTCGAACGCCCCGTTAATTTATAAAAAAATCTGCGACCTAATGAAGGACGTCGAGTCCATAGGCAAAAACCGAGCAAACAAAGCTCAAAGCTATTCTTTCAGGGGTGTTGACGATTGCTACAACTATCTTCATGCAAAATTTGCCGAGCACAGAATCTTCACGGTTCCCGAAGTCATCGAACAAACAAGAGAGCAAAAAACCTCCAGTAGTGGGAGTGTTCTTCTTTACTCAATCCTTAAAATTAAATTTCACTTTTTTGCAGAAGATGGCTCTTCAATAACCGCAACAATGATAGGCGAGGGAATGGATTCAGGCGATAAGGCCTCAAACAAAGCTCAAAGTGTTGCCCACAAGTACGCGCTCCTTCAAGTCTTTATGATTCCTACTGAGGATGAAAAAGACCCAGAAAACGACTCTCATGATTTAAAACCCTCAACAAGTGAAGACCCAAAACAGCCTCCAAAAAAGCCTCAATCTAGTGCCCCGCTCAATGCCCCAAAATCAGACCTAGCCACTCCTGCCCAAATCAAAAGACTCTTTGCAATAGCAAACGCCCATGGCTGGGGCGACGCTAGCGTCAAATCTTTGGCAGTTGAAAAATTCAAAGTGAAATCTCGAAACGAGCTTAAATGGCATCAAGTCAATGACCTTATAAAAATCATAGAGGACGTAAAGTAATGGCTGGAAAAAACTACTCGACCGAAGAAAGACAAAATATTGTTAAAAAAATAGATTCACTGCGTGCCCAAGGAATGGATAGGCTCAGTGCTATAAAGCAAGGAGGGGTTTCCGTTTGTTCCTATAACACTTGGAGAAAAAAAATACCTCAAGAGCCCGACATCATAATCCATCAAGAAGAAGAAAAAAGAACCTACAAAAAAAAGCAACCAACGCCGAGCCAGTCTTCAAAGTGTGTTGTCATTGTCACTGACACGCAAAGTCTTTCTCAAGTTTTAAGAGGTCTTGCATGAAAACAATCCAGGTCATATTAGGTGTGGACATGCGCCAAGGGCATCCTGGCCTTATCAAGCTTGCAGCAAAAAAAGGTATAAACCTCGATGCTTTAGACCCTCAAACTGCCGTAATATTTATCGCAAGAAACAAAATGCGCATGAAAGCCTACTCCCACAACGGAGTCCTTTCCTACATGCGCTCAACTGATTCAAAGCGCCCATTTGACCTCAACGCAATTGATGAGTTTCCAAAAGCCTTCTCAAAAGATGGAAAAATGGATTACGCAAAAGCCTTGAGAGCAAAACTTGAAAAGGAACTTTCAAAAAAAGGAAAATTAGAAGAAAAACAGTTAAAATAGTTCCATGGACTTTGGCGTCACACCAATTCATTCCGATTCCTCAGACTCATACTATACAAAAATTAGAAATCACTTGGTTGGAGTCGTAGTTCCTAAAAACTACCTCCCCTCTGGCCAAGTGATCATCCACTTTCATGGTCTTCGCTCCCAAAGCTGGGACGCAAGACCTGACGGCACTATCGGATATTTCAAATTTGGGGAAAAACTCCCTAAAAACGTACTCATGGTCTGCCCCATAGGCGATATTTCAGATTACACTTTGGCTCGAGATTATTACTCAGTCTCAGTCCTCATCCCGCTCCTTGCAGATATCGCAAAAATCACAGGTGACAATAATTTCACTGACGTAGCCCTATCGGCTCACAGTGCAGGCGGGCGAGTCATTCCCCCACTCCTGCATCATGGAACGGGAAAGCTCCCGGTCTCAAAAGTTTTCCTCTTTGATGCAACCTATGGCTTCAACGGCGACCCACGCTTTGGAATCCCTGATTACAACGCATGGCTTCTCAATCCAAATCATAGGCTTTGGTGTGTCTCCCAAGAAGGGACGCCAAATGAGACAAGAGCTGATAAAATCACAAAAGCAAAAAATTCAGAAATATATTCCACAGAATTAAGTCATTGGAACCTTGTCAGAGATAAGTTTTTCGGCGACTTTATCAAAGACGCATATGCCTAAAAAAAACGATATTTTTGATTTTTGGAGCAAGGTTTCTGGGAAGCATGGTGACGAAAAATCATGTTGGTTGTGGGTTGGTTCTACTTTTAAAAGTAAAAATGAGATAAGGGGAACTTTTTCATACAAAGGAAAATCATTTTATTCTCATAGACTTATGTTTTTTTTAAATAATAAATATTTGCCGGAAGCCGTTTGTCATAAATGCGACGTGCCTCTTTGCTGTAATCCCTCTCATTTATTTGGCGGGACAAGGGCTTTAAACAATAAAGACCGAAGCATGAAAGGTCGTGGGGCAAATAATAAAGGTGAAAAACATAATCTCGCCAAACTCACAGAAAAAGAAGTTTTGGAAATAAGATTTTTGAAGAAAAAAGGGGCAAAAGGAACTGATCTCGCTAAAACTTATAAAGTTTCTGGTTCTGTTATCAGCTCTATTTGTGCCAGGCGTTCTTGGAGGCATGTACAATGAATTGGAAGCAAAAGTTCAAACAAAAGCCGATTAATTTAAATGAAATCGTGGCTTATGAATTTGAAAAAGAAGGCAAAAAAGTAATCGCTCCTGCCAAAGCCTTTGAAGCCTATCTCAAAGACCAAAAAGAAAAAGGCATAGAGCCAGAAGCTCATAAGGCTTTAACAAGACAGTTTTGTCTCGATAATAAAGTCAGATTCACGCCTTGACTCTCATCTCCTAAAAAGTAAAAGATACAAATGGAACAAGGGGACGCACTCCGAGGTAGAAACATTGTTATCTGGGACGCAGAGATCAAGGCCACTATCGACGGAGTCCTTGTCGGTTGGAAAGATTACGCCAAAATGGGCATCTCCGTTGCCTGCCTTAAAGATTATGAAACAGGCGACCTTAATGTCTACATGGACGACAACATCGAGGAACTCACCGAAAGACTCAACCGCGCAGACCTTGTTGTAGGCTTCAACATCTTAGGCTTTGACATTCCTCTCCTAAACGCCACAACAACCCTAAAAACTCGCCCAGACCTTCCAGTCTATGACATTCTCTATGAATCAAGGCGTGCTTGTGGGGGAAATCCTGACGCACCTTATGGCGGAGGAATCAAAGGTTTAAAACTCGACAACCACTTAAAAGGAACCTTCGGCCAAAAGTTCATGAAGACAGAGCACGGCAGTCAGGCCCCAATCCTCTACCAAACAAAACAAAGAGGCCGTCTCATCTCATATTGTTTGGCTGACGTGGCGCGTGAAGCTGCCCTTTTTGAGCACATTATCATTCACAAAACCCTCATCACTGACACGCATGGCATAAAAATTCCCCGCCAACCTAGTGAAGTTTTTCCCCAAGCTTTTAGAATACAAAAAGATGAACGAGAAAGTAACCTACAAACTTCCCTTAACTTTGTCTGATCTAATCAGAGAATGTGAAAACAGGGGCTTTCATTGGGAACTGCGCTCACGCTCCCTTTCCACAGCAAAAGACTCAGTCCACTGTAGAATCGCAAATGACATTTTTCACTTGGACTCTTATGGACAGGAACCTGAAGAGGCACTTGAGAGAGTCCTAAAAAGAGCCATCACTCTTCTTGACCCCCAACTCTATCTTTGACTATATGGAACACATGACACTGGGCTACAAAGTTCGCACAAAAAGACTCAAGCAACGCCTTTCCTTAAGAGCGCTTGCCAATATCATAAATGTCCCCTCAGCTACACTCTCAAGAATTGAAAACAACACAGGAAAGCCCGATAAGCTCACGCTCACAAATGTCAAAGCATGGCTTGAAAACAAAGGCGACTATCCTGGCAAAACAAACTCCCCAAGTGTGAGAAATTGGTTCGACGTCGTAAATACACGACTTGCTAGACTTGAAAAGACCTTGAAGACTGCAGGAATCAAGCTTCCTTCTTAAGATTTTCCAGATGGCTAATGCGCCTATCAAAAAACTCATTCTTCGCATCATAGCTTGAGTGCTTTGCCAGAATCTCAGCCAATTTATTGTTCAAATCTTCAATCGAAGCCCGAACCGCTTTGGTCTCACTCTCAATAGAGCCCCGAACCGCTCTTATCTCTGTAGTCACCCAGTAACTCACCGACCCAGCTAAAAACATCAAAATTACGTCCTTCGCGTGATTCCAGTCCAACTCATTCATACCTCCCATTGTAACTTCAACCCTTTCAATATTAAAATGGGTCTAAGGAAGCTCGACACAACCAACCAAGAGACGCGCTTGGGAGCCTCGGGAGGACACAACATGGGGGATTTACCCTTAAAAGAAATCGGCACCGCCGCTGCCACAGTGTATAAAGTCACCAACACGGCTGACGGAGCACTCAGAATAACAATCGACATTTCATCCGGCGACACAGAGTTAGCATCGCGCCTTCTCAAAATCGCAGCTCTAAATGAAAAGGCCGTCATTGTCTGCTTCATGGAGCACACAGGATGAAAAAGAAGCTTTCCGTTATGGGGGCTCCTTGTAAATACAAGCCTGAATATTGTGAACTCCTAAAAGAGCATATGGGAGCCGGTTATTCCTTTGAAACATTCGCTGCAACAATCGATGTTTCTAAAGATACACTCTATCAGTGGGCAAAAGATTTCCCTGACTTTTCCGACGCATTCGACAAATCTCGAGTCAAATGCCAAATGTATTGGGAAAAAACAGGCATCAATGGAGTAAATGGAAAGATTCGTCATTTTAATGGCGCAGTCTGGGCCTTTTGGATGAAAAACAGATTCCAATGGCACGATAACGTAAAGCTCGAGCAGACCGTCGTCTCAGATGAGAGTGAAGAGGTAAAAGCCATGGCCGATAAGCTTGTGAAGCTCAAGAATGTCCTCGATGAATCTAACGATTGAGGCCCATAAAGAAGCTTTTCGTCGCATCTATCGAAATAGCCTCTATGCCACAGTCAAAGAACTCATGGGCTACAAAGACGTCAATTGGTTGACACATGGGCCGATTATCAAGGCCCTTGAGTCACCAACGAAACGAAAGCTCATCATTGTTCCTCGAGGTTGTTTCAAATCAACGCTTGGAGTCGTGGGCTTTTCAATATGGTCACTTCTCAAAAATCCAAATGAGCGCATACTCATCGACTCAGAGCTTTTCCAAAACTCCTCATCATTCCTTCGAGAAATCAGAGCACAGCTTGAGTCAAAAGACTTCGTTGACCTCTTCGGGGAATTTAAAAGCGAGGATAATTGGAATCAAACGAGCATCACAATAAAACAGCGCACCAAGGCTTATAAAGAAGCCTCCATTACGTGCGGCGGTGTCGGCACGACCAAAGTAGGCCAACACTTCACAATTATCATTGGCGACGACTACAACTCGCCAAAGAACTCTGACACGCAGGAGGGCCAAGAGAAAATTATTCGCCACTATCGCTACAATCTTTCAATCCTTGACCCCGATGGGACATACGTCGTGATTGGAACTCGCTACGCTGAATATGACTTGCCAGGTCATATATTGGGAAAAGAACTCAACCTGCCTTCTCATCCAAAATCTGGAGTTTATGATTCAGACCTAGCGGGTCACGGCCTTATTTAGTATTCTTTCAAAAGGGGAGGGCTTGATGAGCCACGAAAATAATTCTTATGCACTTTATCCAGAAACTTTGGTGATAGGGGCTAGCACTGCGTGCGACGTCCTCCCACTTCCGGGACAAAATAGAGTGTGGTTACAATATGGCAGTGGCGGGACTTTGTTTATTCTTGGCACCTCAATTACTGAGGGCTCTACTTTCGCTTCTGCGCAAAGATTCCTTGTCCCCTTCACAACAACGCCTTTTCTTATTCCTCTCTCGGGAATCCTCAAACTTGGTTCCAACGGGGCGACTACTACGTGTTTCCTCCTTCGCGGTCGCAGTGACGGGTTTACCTCGGCATGAGCAATCGTGACGATGTCTACACACCGTTTGCTTCGCGCATTACGGTTGGACTCTCATCTATTCTTCAAATTACTCCAATCGCTGGACAGAATTGCCTTGTGCTCAAGGGCATAAGCATTTCGACTCTTGAGATTGGCGGTGCTTCACTCACATGGGGTCAAGGTTATCCTCTCTCCAGTGGCGAAGCTCTTTCTTGGAATGGCTCGGGAAGTTTTTATTTAGCCGCTTCAGGAGCCACAGCTACAGTCGCATTATTTAGGGGACGCTCCCAAGGATTCGACCAAGTATGAGAGTTCGCTCATATTCTTCAAGCATTTCTTCGGGAGGAGGGGGAGGCGGCTCTGTTAACTCAGTTACTGCCTCAAGCCCTCTTGCTTCAAGTGGGGGAACAAATCCAAATATAAGTTTAACAGCTCCAATTCCAGTCCTTTACGGCGGATTTGGCGAAGACATGACGGTGCAATCTGTTTCGGGAACTTCTAATCTCACCGTCCCATCCGGCAATGTTGTACTCACATCCAATAACGCAAACGTGGTTGGTATTACAGCGGGAACCTTCGATGGACAGCTCACATATATTTATAACGGTGCTTCTGGGGGAAATGCTTTTCTAATAACTCAAAGCGGTGCTGCCAGCGCTGCAAATAGAATTGCATTAACAGGAAGTATTGCAAACGTTGCGTTTGCCCCTGGACAAATTGCAGTTCTTAGATACGACACATCAATATCGAGATGGCGTGTTATTTCTGTAGGTTTTTTTGGAGTAGCAAACACACCTCTTAGTTTTGGAAGTGGAGTTCTTTCAATATCTCAATCGTCATCTTCGGCGTCTGGATATTTGTCGCAAGGGGACTGGATAGCGTTTGATGCAAAGGTCGGCATTCAAGGAACCTTTGATTTACATTCAATTCCATACGTAGCTAATGCTTCAGGGCCATCTTCTTTGACTGGTAATGTAAATAAAATTAATTTTAATTCAACGAAAGTTGCTTTAGGTGTTGGACTTCCTTATGCGGATTTGGCTGCTACAATTCACTCTAAAAGCGACACGGCGCAAACGGTTGACGACCCAATATCTTTTACAGCGACGCTTGTTTTATTTACTTTGCCAACAAATCCAACAATAGCTCTTTCCGCTGCTAATCCTGATATTCAACAAGTCACAGCTACAGGCACTCCTTCAAACTTAGGCGGTGGCGCATACTCGCCAGGAGACGTAGTCGACGTGATAATCACGCCTGGATATAGCGATGGCTCAACCATAATTTGGGGTGTAGCATCGCGCTCTGTTAGTGGAATAACAGATGTGACTGCTTTTGATATTGATTTTGCAATCACTCAAGGAACAGAGAATTTACCCACAAACGTTTGGAGTTTTTCAAGACAAGTAAACGGCGGCGGTTACAACGATTATCAAAGGTTCACGTCGACAACATTCACAGATACAACTACTGGTTGGGTGTCGGGAGCTGACCCAGACCTCGGCAATAAAGCCGACGACTTTTTAGCTAACGGTGCAAATCCTCAAGTCACAGGATATGGAACAAAACAAACGCCAATTTCCACAACTATTTATTCGTCCTCATTTGATACTCAAGTTTACAATGACCCAAATGATGGAACGGCATACAAGCTACATGTGGCTTTCACTGGTGGCACCGCTCCTTATGCGGGCGATTGGCCCGGAAGTCGTCAATATAGCTCAAGCGTAGATTTCACAACGGGGCCAACGGGCGCCCCTACTAGTTCGGGGGCGCTGAATCCAACACCTACCACTTACGGGTATTTATCAAATGGCAGTGCACTCAATATACAATTCGACTTGGCCGACAAGCTGTTAGTTGGTTCAAACAATATTTATTCAGTCACTCCAATTACTGTTACAGTTACAGACCCGAACGATGGACAGCGTTATTATGTCCAGCTAGCGGGGAATACGGGCGCTTTCTTAGGGAAGCTTGTAAAAAATACAACTACAAGTCTTGAAGTAACGCCTGCAGGTTCCTTTACTTATTATGACGATGGTGTCCAGACTTTTCCTGGAAACGGGACGTTGACGCCAACCGGGTATTATTTGCCGGGTCATATAACAGAAACACATGGAACGACAACGAATGAAATTCCCTCAATTATTCATAAAGCTTTAGATGGGTCTGGAAGAATATATCACCAATGGCTAGATAGCGTCGGAAGTGAGATGGGTTATTTAAAGGTCGATGGGACCAATATGACCTTTCATGGAACAAATAGTTTTAATTTGAGCGGTCAGCAATTTAACATGACTGCGACAAATACTTATGGAGCTTTAAATTATAATAGCTCTTTAAGGCTAAAGTGGGACAATACCGGATTAGGATTTTTTGGAACCACTCCTGCCGCACAGCCAACGACAGCTATAGGAAGTGCAAGTTTCACTGCTAATTCAGGTACGGCTATAAATGACGCGTCTACATTTGATGGTTACACAATTAAGCAAATCGTAAAAGCGCTTAGAGATTTAGGAGTATTACAATAATGGCAAAAGACTTAGAACTTAAAGGAACTCTTCCTATCTCAGATGCGAATGAAGGGCTTTTAACTCTCATCGCAAAGAAAAAGGGTTGGACTGAAACTCGGTTATTAAAAACTCCAGATGAAAAAGGCAATCCAACCGAACCCATGACCGCAGAAGAATTTGTGTGTCAGTTTCTTCTTAAGAAAATGCTTGAGGATTATTTTAATACTGAAGTCGATGAGACATTTGAGTGGGCTTATGGGATTTTACAATCGGATGCAAAAGTAAGAGTTCTCGAACAACTCAACGAAGAACTCGTAGTAACGGCTGAGATAAAAAACAGACAATAATAGTTTAGGAAAGGACGCAAAAAACTATGGAACAAATTCAAATCACAATTGAGCAGGCTTATGAGAATTTAGTGGCAGCGGCCAAAGATTTTCGAGGCACACTTAAGGACCATCACGCGCTTCAAATCTCTCTTCAAATGATTCGTGAGAGAATATTTCCTAAAGACGAAGTGCCAAATCCTCCAAGCGAGGGATAAATGTACGAGCCGAAGACACGCGTTGTTGTCTTCACAAAGACAAACGCTAAGGTTCTTATAAACAACACTCGCCCAATTAAAAAAGGGTTGCCATTTCTAGTGAATCCTCGCATGGACACTGACAACGTGTGGCCCGAGTATTGGAAAATTGGTGAGAATAACAATGTTGTCATTATGGACATGCATGAGAGAGCGCAGCGCGACAGAGACATAAGACTCTTTGGAATTGATAACGATATTTTTGAACCTGAAGTTGTGGAAGTTGAGAAATTTGAGCCAGAAATTGTTGTCCCGCTCCCATGGTGGGCGAAGTTTGAGCCAAAAAGAGTATTTGAAAGCATGAATGAGGAGCAAAGACATTTTTATTTCTTGTCAGTGATGCTTTTGCTCGTACTTTTCGCCATAATTTTGACGGGGCATAAATGAAGTGGGACGTCGTTGTTGAGAAAGCCATCAAAGACGACGGAAGCTTGTATTTCGAGAAGCGTTTATCGAGGGAGTTTCTTTTAAATGTCAGAAAGTCGCAAGGCTCGTACATTTTTGCGAATCAATATCAAAATGAAATCATCCCCGAAGACGAAAAGAAGTTCAAAGCGGAATGGATTAGGTATTATCGTGATTTACCCGACCGCTTGCTTAATTTTGGCTTCATTGACCCTGCAATCTCTCATAAAGAAGGCTCGGACTTCACGGCTCTTGTCATTGTTTCGGTCGACGTCGAAGGGACCTGGTATGTCAGACACGCAATGCACGCAAAGCTCACGCCGACCGAGCAGCTAGACCTTGCTTTTAAGGCTTGCTTTGAGTGGAAGCTCACAACTCTTGGAATTGAAGATATCGCCTATCAGCGAGCGCTTCTTTACATGATTGCAGATGAGTCGAAGCGTCGAGGCGTTGTTCTCCCAATTACTGGAATAGGTCTAGGAGATGCGCGTCACAAAGACACTCGAATCCTTGGCCTGGTTCCTAGATTTGAATGGAGTCGAATTTTTTTAGCTCCAGGTTTTTTAGACCTGGAAAATGAGTTAAAGTTCTTTCCTCGGGGAAAGAAAGACATCGTGGACGCATTGGCCCGTATCGAACAAATCGCATACGCGCCACAACGAGAGAGGAAATCTAATGAACCGCCCGCACCAAACAGCCCAAGTTACGAGTCCTGGTACATCAAAAACATCCACAGAAGAAACGACGAAAATAGTTGACCCTTTTGGAGGAGACGTCAGGGATTTCGAAACAAAAATCGCCATGGCTCAGCACGCCTTAGCTAGTGGCATGGGAACTGGAGAAATTGAAACTTCTCAAGCTGTCATTGATTATTACAATCCCAATGGGACAGGGCCTTCTGGCTATTTCTTTTATAAAGGAATCGCAGTCTACCCCCATGGAAAGACCGAGGAAATTAAACTCGCCAACCGAGAGCAAATCGGTAAACGCCTTCATGGAGTAAAAGAGGGCGAGGTCGTAGGCACCTAATGGAATCCATTATCGTGCTTGGCATTGTTTCTCTTGTCGTCATTGTGTCGCAACAAGTCATGATTCATCGTCTTATCAACAAAATGATGAGTCGAAATTTTGGCGAATACGAGCAGTCTCGCTCGATTGGCAAAGCGGCCCTAAATAAGTCAAAATCAAAAGGGGAGTCGGACGCGCCCGAGGATTTAAGGATTCTTCAAGAATTTACAATGTAGAGCATTGTAAATGGGGGAGCGGATATAATGGGTTTTTTAGACGGTTTATTTAAAGGCGACACAGAGGGTGCAAAATGGCATAAAGAAGACCAAACTCCCGATGAAATAGAACTCTGTGGTTATATAAAATCGAAAGTCGAAGACGTTAGGTCAAGCGGCTCCAGAATTTCCCATGAGGGAATTTGGATGACAAATATTGCCTACCTTCTTGGATTCGATTCGATTTATTACGACACGACAACGAGACAATTTCGCCCTGTCGGTCAAGCCAGCAAATATCTTCGCCGTAACCGTGTTCATATCAATAAGATTTTGCCGACAATTCAAAACCGCCTCGCACGCCTTTGTAAAAATCCTCCTAGATACGATGTTAGACCCAACTCGAATGAGCAGGATGACAAAGACACGGCGAGGCAGAATTTAGAAATCTTAAACATGCTTTGGGAGAAAGAGTCGGTTCGCTTAAACGAGCAGCGCATTCCCCTTTTCATGTGGACTCAGCAATGTGGTCACGCCTTTGTAAAAATCTCATGGGACGACACCATAGGTGAGTGCATGTATGACCCGGAAACGGGCGAAATGATGGGTTACGAGGGAGACGTTAGAGCTGACATTTGTTCGGCTTTTGAAATCTTCGTTGACCCTCTTGCAAAAACACTTGAAGACGCCCAATGGGTTGTTCAAGCAAAAGTGCGTAAACTAGATTACTTTAGAATGCACTATCCCGAGCGTGGCGACCAAGTAAAAGAAGAGGGAGCGTGGCTTCTTTCAACTCAGTATGAGCAAAGAATCAACTCTCTCAACTCTGCAGGTCCCATGGCGTCGGCCACAAATATGCAGATGAAAAACGCTGCAATTGAGCTGGCCTACTATGAGAAACGCTCAAAGAAACATCCAAATGGGCGTCAATGTGTTGTTGCTAACGGGATTCTCCTTCAAGACGACGACTTAACTGTGGGAGAAATTCCATTCGCTAAGTTCGACGACATTATGATTGCAGGAAAGTTTTATAGTGAAGCAATCATAACTCACCTTCGTCCTCCTCAAGACCAAATCAATCGTATTTATACTTTGAGAGCAGCTTGGACAAATAAGATGCTCACAGGAAAATATATTGCGGCCAAAGGTCATGGGCTCACACAAGAAGCTCTTAATGACCAAAACGGAGAAGTAGTTGAGTATGAACACGTGCCAAATGCAGCTCCTCCGACCGCTTTAGTTATTCCTACAATTCCACAGTACGCCTACACAGAAGAGCAGAATCTCGAGAAACAATTTTACGATATTTCAGGAATCAACGAGGTTTCGCGTGGACAACTTCCCGCAGCGGGTATTCCTGCAGTGGGCATGCAGCTCTTAACTGAGCAGGACGAAACTCGAATTGGAATCATGACCGAGGCGAGCGAAAATTCATGGGCAAAAGTTGGAAAGCTTTTACTCATGTTTGCTCAAAAGCAATACAAAACCCCAAGACTTCTTAAAGCTATGGGTAAACACGGCGAATATAACGTGAAGTCTTTTGTTGGACAGGACATTAAGGGAAATGTGGACGTCACCGTAATACGTGGCTCGACAATTCCTGGCTCTAAGGCAATGAAACGCCAAGAGCTTCTCAATCTCTTCAGTCAGGGCCTTCTCGGCGACCCAGCCGATGCAAAAGTGCGTCAAAAGGTTTTGGACATGCTTGAGTACGGTGACGTGTCAGAAGTTTGGCTCGACCAAAGCATCGACATGAACCAAATCAAGCGCAGCATTGAGATGATAGAAAATGGCCAAGTTCCTCAAGTCAGTGAGCTTGATAACCATGACCTTCATATCCAAGAAAAGAACCGTTACAGAAAGAGCGACAAGTTCGACACGCTTGCTCCTGAGATTCAGCAAATTTTCATGCAGGATATTGATACTCACTTGAACTTTATTGTTGAGTTATCGAGTCCTCCTGGAGCCATTGAGCCTCCGAATCCGGATGAGCAAGCTCAAGAAGACATGATGGCAGAGCAAGGAATGCAACAACAACAACCAATGGCTGGGCCTGAAGGTGCTCCCATTGAACAAACGCCCGAAGGGTAGCAAAATAGGAATTAGGGGGAAATATTAAATGCACTCAATGAAAGATGCTTTTTCGGAGGCTCTAAAAAACCGCAAAATGAAGGGTATGAAGGACGACATGTCGCTTGAAGATGAAGCGAAGATGGAAGGCGAGTCCCCTGAAGAAGAAATGAATGAAAAGAAAATGGATTTGGCTCCTGACGTTAAGGACTCCAAAGGCATTTCCAAAATTGAGATTGAAGTGAAGCCCGGTATGAGTGACAAGCACGCCGCTGACGATATTAGCGAGTCAGGCGACATGTCAGACCTCGCAGCACTTCTCGGCAAGGATTCAACCCCTGAAGAAATTGCACAGCTTGCAGGAGCTTCTGGCAAGCCAAAATCGTTATTTGAAGCCGCATCTCGCGCTTTAGCACAAAAGAAAATGAAAGTTTAAGGAAAGGACGAATATGTTTACGGACGCAAGCAATTCAGACCAAGACACAGGAACTGAAGGAGGCTCAGAAGGCTCCGAAGGTTCAACACAACAAAGGGAAGTTTCACGTGAAACAAGCGACCAAGCAATCGCCGAGAAAATCGCCGACCTTGGGCAGTTTCAACGTGTGAAGTGGAAAGACAAGGAGCTGCCTGTAAACGACTTGATGTCGGCCTACAGTCGGCAAGGTGCTCTTTCCAGACAAGTGCAGCAATACAATGAAGAGAAGAAGTATTTCTCGAATTTAAAGGCTGACTTGTCAAAAGTGAGAGCCAACCCAGCACTGGCCGATGAGTTTCGCCGCGTATATCCTGAGCAGTTCCATGAATGGCTCGAGGATGTTTTGGATAAAGCCGCAGCTCAAGGTGCAAGTCCTGCAACCGCTCAAGCTTCGAGTGCTCAAACGCTACTTCCGAAAGAAGTTCAAGACGCTCTTAAGACCGTCAAGGAACTCCAATCGGAAAGGCATACTGAAAGAGTCGCACAAAGAGAGGCTGAAATTGATTCAGCTTTTGCCCGATTGACGCCTAAGTTTCCTCTCGCAACACCGAACGGAGATGAGAGTCGCGTGCTAAACGCAGCTCAAGCAGCTCTTGACCGTGGCGAGAAACTCACGCCTCAAGTTTGGGAGAAGATTTTTAAAGAATCTAACGATTTTTATCAGAAAGCTTTTGAGTCTCATTACAAAACCAAATTTACAAAACAAAATGAGGCAAACGCTCGGGGGAGAGACGTTGCTAGAGGTGGGGGAATACCGGGAGCTGCACCAAAGACCGCGAGGACTTTGAAAGAAGCAACCGCCGCCGCTCTGCAAGACTTAAACCCAAACTAAGTTAGTTTGCTTCCTATATTAGGAAGGATTTAAGATGGCAAATCTATTTGATAACGTGACATCTAACCTTGCGCAGTTGAAAAACTACTACCAAGGTCCGATTGTCAGTCAATTTAACGATGAGGTTCCGATTTACCGGGCCGCTGAAAAAATTAAAAACATGTGGTCGGGACAACAAGTTATCCGCCCCTTGAAAGTTCGACGTAACCAAGGCATTGGAGCTGTCTCTGACGGCGGTCTTCTGCCTGCAATTGGTCGTCAAACAACGGTGCAAGCAATTATCGCAGCGAAATATAACTATCTTCGTTTCGGTGTTACTGGCCCCATGATCAAAGCTTCTCAAAGCGATGTAGGTAGCTTCGTTCGCGCAGCTTCTTATGAACTTGAAGAAGGTTACAAAGACTTGAAGAGTGATGTTAACCGTCAGCTCTCTTGGGACGGAACTGGTTGGCTTGCTCAAGTTTCAGCTAACGCTGTAGCTTCGACAACCATCACAGTTACAGGCCGTGAATCGACAGAAGATGGAAATAAATTCCTCGATGTCGGCACTGTTTTTGACGTTGTTACTGCGGGCGGCTCAGTCGTTCAAAGTGCAATTGAAATCACAGGAATTTCTGGCACTACAACTGCAACCTTAACTCTTGCTGCTCCTGTTACAGTTTCTTCGGGTCAATACTTGATTCGCAGCGGCTCTAACGGCCAAGAAATCCAAGGTCTTTTGACTCAGCTCGATGGCAACACAACGACTGTTTTCAACGTCGACAGAAGCACATATGCATCTGCACGTGGAAACGTAGTGAATGCTGGCGGCGGTCAACTTTCTTTGGACCTTATGCAACAAGCATGGAACTTAGGTCTTCGTCGCGGCGGTGCTAAATACTCTGCTATTTGGTCCGACTTCGACAGCCTTCGTTATTACCAAAAACTTTTGACGGCTGATAAACGCTACAGCAACACCGTAAAAGGTGATGGCGGTTTCTCAAATAAAGACCAAGCGTACTTGGAATTTAACGGAATCCCCATTGTTGCAGACAAAGATTGCCCTCTCAGAATGTTCATGATTCCAGAAGATGCTCTTAAGGCATACGTTTTGGCTGAAATGGAATTTGCTGACGAAACTGGCACTATGTATATCGCACAAGTTTCTCAAGACGCTCTTGAAGTACGTATTCGTTTCTTCATGAACCTCTTTAACGAGAAGCCTTCAGCTTCGGCTGTATTGCGTAACTACATTAGCCCATAATCAGGGAGAGTTTAGGATGAGGGATGCGAGAGAGAGAAGGTTGACCCAAGAGCTGCGAGCTTATGACTCAAAGCTCTATGCAAAGAGGGAATCAAACGGCTCAATTCACGTTTATCGTGAAGGAGTCAGATTTTTTCCCTTCGAGTATCACGGGAATAATTTTCTAGCCTCGTTTCCCTCGCCGCATTTTGTTTTGGCACTGACGCATAATTGGAGCCTAAAGGGTCGTCCAGTAGATTGGGGCATTGAGCCGCTTATGAACCGCATTCGAGAGATTGACGGTTGGCGCGATGACCGAGTCGCGGACAAGCTGATAGACTCATATGAGAAGGTGGCAGAGCAAAAAGAAAAAGACCTAAGAAACAAAAACGAGGCTTTCTTTTACGACCAAAGGTCGGAATTTAAGAAGGCCTTTTCAGATATCAACACCTCAAACATGAGGTAAAGAAAGGATTTTAGAATGCCTATCATCAATAGAGAGTTAGACGTCTCTGAAAAAAGACTTGTCGAATGCGTAACAATTAACAACAAAGCTGCAGGAACCTATGCACTTCATTTGGTTCCCTATGCTTGCGCTCTTGAAAGCGCTCGAGTTTCGGCAGTCGGTGTTTCCGGCGCAGTCGTTGCTCAAATGGCAGTTCAAAGATTCATTGCAGGTAGCGGACTCACAAGCATCCTAACAGGTGCAACGATTACGCTCACCACAATTGGAACTTCCGGCATGCAAGGGATTTCTCTTCTTGGCGGTGCTTCACTCTTGAACCTTCAACAAGACGACCTGATTAGCGTTGTCATGACAGGTACAGGCGTGACTGAATTGACCGTTGCAGTTGTTATCAAAGCCCTTCAGGACATCAAATCTCCTCAAGGTCTCGTAGCATAATTTCGCTTTGGAAAAGGAGCGTCCCCTTTTCCCGTGGGGATGGGTGTTTTACACCCTCCCCTCGTTATTTTAAGAGGAAGGTAAAAGATGTCTAATTCGTTATTTTTTCCGCAGCAATCGAGTGGGTCTGCCACGACTTCGGACTATGTAAAGGACTCTTTTTCTGATTACACATTCCCGGCTACAAACAACAACGGTTTATCAAGCACGATTTCTACAAATCCTTTATCAAAGTATTTCGCCAACACAGACGCTCCAAAATACTCTGCAAAAACTCTATGGATAAAAGATTTGGTGTTAGAAGAAAATCCAGCAAATTGGATTGAGGGACAGCGTACATGGAGAATCGTTTTTGATTCTCAAGAACCAAATATAGCTGCCTATGCATTCGGCAACATTTCCCTTGCTAGCTACAACGAAACTCGCGCAGTGCGAGCAAACTCAATAAATGCTGGGCTTGGAATCACTGGGCCCGTTAAAAAGGTCGCGTTTGTTTTTCAATCTAATAGATTTACAGCCGGAAATACTCAGTCAAACACTGGGACATCACGACTTTACATAGACAACGCTTTTTCTGCGGCCATAGATTTTGGCTCTATTTCAAACTTAGCTGGCACCTCAGGAACCTCAAGCAGGGTTTTATTTTCTGACGGGAATCAAAAATACATGGTTTTCGATTCGGGCACTGCGCTATCTTCGGATTTACACGATTTTAGAATTAAAGCAGATCAAGCCGGGGAAATGAGCATTGCCGGTATTATAATTTTTTATGAGAATGCAACGCTTGACGTGGAATGCCCTCCAGGGGTGTCTTATGTAGACAAAACAAAGATAACCACAACAAACAACATGCATTTAGCAGTTCCAGCGCAAAACGCTTCTCTTTTTCACTTAGGAGCTAAGACAGCTTTTTACAAAAATTCAGGAGGAACTTTTGTTGCTTCCACGTGGTCAGTTCCACTTCTTCAAACTCAGGCTAGTGGTTCAAGCGGAACCAACTTAGTTTCAACATCAATAGGGTCTGGAGCAAGTTTTCCGACTGGCTCAGGCATCAATATTCAAATTGGCTCAAGCCATTATTTTGGCATAGTAACAAATCAATCAAGCGATGTTTTAACGGTTTCCCCAACTCTTTCTTTTGGAATTGTTGGAGGAACTTTGACAAAAAATTTCATGACAGGGCTGTCGAACACAATTAGCAGCGCTACATATTCTCTCGCTTTTACTTTGGATGGGTATAAGCTTTCTAGCTCTAATCAAGAACAAAATTCTACAGGCAACGGAGCTGGGTCTGCCTTAGCTAATTATACTTCTGCAAATTATTTTTACACATTTGGTCCGGTGCTTGATTTGCTTGGAAATTCCATTGGAGCGGGAGCGATGTCAGACGGGCAATATGGAATTGCCGGACCATGGAGATTTGTTGGGGATTTTCAAGCTGTTGAAGTTGTTTTTGATTTGGGCGTCAGCGCCGCTGTTTCAGGGACATTTTTCTTAGATGGACTTGCGGCTGTAGGATTTACTCTTGCAGCGGGTTCTACATCAAATGAAGTTAGAAATATTTTTCAACTTCCAATCGCAAAAGAGCTTGGGATTGGGCAACACGTTTTAGAGTTTCAACCAAACAATCCATCCGGTGCATCGTACTTAATGAAAGAAATTAAATCATTTAAGTATATTGGACCAACTCAGACAATTGGTGTCCAAGCTACTATGGAGCAGCTAGAGGCATTTGCGGTTAAATCTCAAACATATCCGACATCGACAAATCCATTTTCAGGAGCCTATCGAAATATTCCTGCATCGAGACTTCCAATGAAGGGACTTTGGGCAACAAGCGCACCAAATAACCTTGGCGGAGGAGAAACTCTTTCTCCGTTTCCATTTAACTCTTATAGGGGTTACAGCTCTACCTCGACTTTACGACATGAGTTTT